GATAGTTGGGGTGGTTTCATCAAGGTCTGCTTGAATTGCACCAAATACAAGAGAAAGCAAATAGCGACCAAATTCGTGAGCATTTTGTTTAGCATAGCTCTGGATGGTCAAAGGGCTCTTGTTCATATCGTTGTCTACCAGGTGGAAAGGTTTGATTCTTTCTACCAAGTCTACATTTACGGTATCAACATCGTTATCGGCAGTTGTATTATAACCTGTGCCGTAAGCATAATCACGGGCTACGCTTGAAGTGCGTACAATGGGAACCTTTACGGTTGACTGACGACCTACGATTTCGTTCGTGATGTTTAGCGTGAAATCAGAAACAGGGGCAAGCAAATCGGTTAATACGCTGACCGCTGAACTGATGGTAATTTCGGATGATATTGAGTTAGCCATTTTTCTTTATTTTATTGATTCCAAGTGCGTACGAGTTCGCTCATGTTTTGATTAATTAAATTTTGTTTTTCTGCCCAGGTTGTGCAGTTAGCAAGTTTTTCTTGAAAGGTCATAGGTGTAACTTCGGCAGAAGCATGGATTGGGTCGCTACCTGTTTCTTCTACCATAGTTTTGAAACGAGCCTCCATGCTTCCAAGTTGCTTTTGTAATTCGTCAACTTGGTTTTGTAGTTCTTCGTTAGATTTTCCGGCTGCTTCAATTGCTTTTTGAGAAGCATCTAAGTCCATAGCCAATCTGTCATTTTCTTCCTGGAGTTTGATTAAGTTACCTGCAACTTCTTCTACATTGTTTTCTTCTTTGGCTTCTGCAAATAAGCCCGTAGGGTTAGCAGCAGGTTGGGCGACAATCGAAAAAGCAGATACGCTAATTGCTCTTGCATATACTTCCACATTTTCTTGCCCGTTAAATTGTTGTGCTTCACCTTCTTCATCATAGTAAATTGTTTCTGCCTGGAACTCTGCCGAAACACCAAATGCTTCAGGAGCTTTTTCTGCTAATTCAAACAAGGCATCGTAATCGCCTTGGTGGTGTTCTTTCCAGGAATCTAATGCTTGAAACTTTGCAGTTAGCTTGGTGTATTCCCCATCTTGTACAATTTCAAAGTCGCTCCACAATCCGATAGAGTCTAATGCTTCGTTGCTTGGGCTATGGGTGTAATATGCCTTGATGGTTTTACCTTCAACTGCATTGTAAAAACTCTGGATTGATGCTTCGTCCAATTTCATGCCGTGCCCTTTGGCTTCTGGTGTTGAAATTAAACTCACATTGCTGATGCTGCCAAGGGCTCTATCCACAATGCCTTGGTTCATCTTCGTGTCGGTTTCAAATAATAGTTCCATACCTAAGGCATCTATGTCAACCATTGGTCTGTCAATGCCTTTTGTGGATGCATAAAAAAAGGGCTCCTGTTGCCAAGAGCCCTAGATTATGAATAAGAAACAAAAGTCGACAAAGAGCCGATTCTTGCAAGTTGAATTATTCTTGTTTTGCCTGCAAGGTTTTTTTTCTAGCTGCTTGCATCTTTGCTTGTTGTGCAGGTGTTATCTTGCGTTTGCTTTTCTTACCACCTGCTGCTGCAATAGGGTTCTTAATTTCCTTGTTACAATGTGGGCATTTCATTTGTAGTATGTAGTTATAATTAAAGGAACGAATATTCCAGACACTAACCAGGTAATAGCGATTATTTCAATTAATGTATTCATTTTTGCCAAGCTGCTTTCTTTTTCTTTTCTGGTGTAATTACCACTTTAATACCTCTTTCTAGGTCTGTATAAAGTATCTGACCTGTTCCTTGCTTCAAAGCTAGTATTTCGTGATGACTGAGTTTTATGTTTATTGTATGCATTGGTTTTAATTTTGGTGTTATCTAGAATGTGTGCGATTACCTAACACATTATTTACCAATTTCATCTTTGAACCTCCTTATGAAGTGACGGGCTGCATGGTACTCCTCGGTAGTAAGTTCATTATTTCGCCACATAGAATCAGTTTCGTCCATTAGTTTCTTAAATATTTCTTCTACATTCATGTGTGCATTGGTTTAGTCTTTGGTGTACCCATCAAACCATCCTTCGCCTCGAGTGTCGTCTCTGCTGCACCATTCTTGAGCCTGTTCTAGGGTTAAACCTGTTGCGATGACTTTGTTCTGTTTTGTTGGTTTTGCGTAGTATCTTATAATTCTATATGTTTTCATGGTTCTAACTTTCTCGTTGTAACATTGTTGGCAGCACCATCCATTCGTGTATGGGTTTGCATTGTAGCAGTCGTTGGCTGAAAAGAGCAACGCCTTGCAAATGTCGCATGTCGCCTGATAAGGGTATTCTGTTAACATGCCAAGTCTACGCTCCGAACTTGTCTGCCTGTGTGAATACATTGCACAGGTTCAGTTTCTTTTATGTGTCCTTTTTTGAGTAGCTCTGTAACTCGAGGCCGTACTTGGTTCATGTCATCAAGCATAAGGTATGTCTTTATTGCACGATCCGTAATTGGTCGCTTTAGGTTTGTCATTTTATTAATAGCCCAAAGGATTTTACTTTGTCTATCTGGCAAGGTTTTGAGCAGTTCAATGTAGCTTGCATAAGTGTTTGCGTGTAGTTGTTTTTTCATTGGTGTTGTGCAGTTGGTTGGTTAGTAGATTGATGTCCACTCATCAATAAAGTCGTATGCGTCAAAGCAGTTATCAAAAATGCAAATTGCTTTTCGCTTTGAGTTTGTTGCATACTTTGCAATAACTAGATAATATTGCTTAGTAAATAGTTTGAGATAAATAACTTTTGATCCGTCATCATACTTGTCTTGATTGAATGCCACGACAGGAGGTTTAACAGGTTTGCCCTCTTGGTTTTTTATGCCTAATGCTATTGATAATTCTTGAATGCTCATTGTATTGTTGTGTTAATTTGTTAATTTAGTCTTCGTAAATATATTGGCTTGGTTCTAAAACTGTATCTATTAAGTTTTCTAGTTTTTGTAGTTCTTCATTTGCCCAAATTTTTTGAGCTTCTGTTACATCGTTGCTTGTTAGTGCTTTAACAAGGTATCCTAAGACTGCTTCTTTTGCTGCCCTGTAGAAACTATTTTCTGTAAGATGATAGGTTCCTTGGCTTTCTTTTAAAAGTTCTTTGGTGTTGTTCCACAATGCCTCCTGAACTTCTACGTAATCCTTATCTGTTTCTATTGTAATTTTCATTTTAGTCTCTCCATTCGTTTGTGATGCAGTAATAATCTACCTTGGCTTGCTCGTATGTATATCTGCCAAGCAACCCTCTTTCTGCATGTAGTAAAATTTCTTGCTGCCAAGACTTGGCCTTTGGGTATCTATGCTTCACAATAGCATCCATAAACCATAAAAGATTATCTGCTTGCCTAGCTTCTCTTTCTAGCTCTGTTTCAGTTTTTTTGAGCTTTGCTCTCTTCTCTATTCTTTTGCGTCTAATAGCTTCTTCTATTATTCCTTTCAAGCCTTGTGGTGTTATAGGAAAAAGTTCTATTGAGTTTAGCCTTTCTGGTTTATAAGATTTAAATTTTTTAGATTTGTTTCTCATTTTAGTCTCTTCATTCCTGGAGGTGTTATTGCTGCTTCAAGCACTTCAATGATGGAGTCAACTTGTTGGCGTTCTTCAGAAGTTACAAGCAAGTCACTTGCTTTTTCTTGCAATCGAATAAAGTGCTCAATGTCTCCAACTTCGACAGCATTTGCCATGTCTGAAAGTAATTGTAATAATGTCATAGTGATTGTTGGTTTACAGCTACCCATTCTTCTTTTCTTACATCTTTCGTTCTTACTATATATCCTTCGTTGATGTACCATTGGATAACTCCTCTGATATTAAGCCAATTGCGAACTCTAATTTTTGTTGCCTTAATAGGCTCAACAAAATCTTTTCTCCACTCTAGCTTACTTACTTCTCCATCAAGGAGACCTTCAATGATACTTTGGGCATGTTCTTGTGCTTTTGTCATAATATACTTGGTTGTGGGTTAATGTTGTTGTATATTCTTAACTTACCATAGCCTGTTACGATGTAAAGAAAAAAGATTAAAAAAGTTTCAAGGCACAAAAAAACCACCCTTGCCGGAACAAGGATGGTCTGGCATCTACCCCTGATGCCAAATGAATCAACGCAAAGCGTACCTTCTTTTTCCGATGGTTATTTTGCCCTGGTTACTTCTAGTATTGGCTCGCAAATATCTTTGTTATTTTCCTTGGTTTTCCTTGCACTAAATCTAAGCCAAAGTGCTCCCGTAGGTTTTGGTGGCCCGCCCCTTTCAATATGCCACCCTCCGTATCCGTCAGAATATTCTTCTTTGTAGCTTGGAACCTTCAGGTGCAGTTGTTCATCGTGATAAATTGAACCTTTGTTAGTCAGCCGGATTCTTGCGATTGGGAACTGCCATTCGTTATGGGTATGCCCTGTTGCTACAATATGTGCATCTGGTAAATAAACTGCCTGCCTGTTTGTTTGTATTGTCCCTTTTGTAACAGGTGCGTCCCCTCCGTATCCGTGGTGATACCACATGTTTTTGGTCATACATTGGGAATGATACATGATTTGGAACTTTACCCATCCACTCATCCCACCAACTTTAATTGAACTGCCTTCCTTGTCGTTGAGCTTTTCAGCAAGTCTTTCTGTAAGGTTGGTTTCGTGCCTCTTTGCTATGTTTGTTTCATGATTGCCAAGTGCCATGATCGCAAAGTTTTTTGCGTAAGGTGCGTAGAATTTTGCTGCCGTATTAACCAAGCTATCCAGGTAATCCCCTTTTGCGTGCTCTGGTTTCAAATCTTTCTTTGTACCCCTGGGATCGTATTTCCCCTGCATTGCACAAAATAAATCACCACCATCTATGATAATTGCGTTTCTTTCTTTCGCCTGCTTTAGATGCCTGAGTTCCATTGCGTTGTCAGATTTTGGGTTATCATGATGTCTATCAAATGACAACAACACCCAAAAAGAATCTTCTGCAGCCGATGATTTTAATCTATGTTTTACAAAGAAAACATTCCGGCTCCTTTGTGTTACCTCCGTGCAGCCGATTGGTATTTTCTGAACAGGCATTAAGCCTTGTCTATTTCTTTGAGCTTTCTAATGGCCCACTCGATACCACTTGTTCCACCCCAAGCATCCCACATTAATCCTCCGCATCCTTCTGAATATGGTACATCTTTGTGCTGCTGATGCCTTTTGAAACTTGCCATTCTTGCGATGGTTTCCCTGCTAATGTTTTCGCCTTTTGCTAATTGGTTTGCCCGTGCCCACCCAACAGGTGTTCCGCAATCTGGGTTATTTTCGTCTCTGTACTTCAATGCCCTTTTTGCGTTATTGGATGCAGACTTTGGGTAATCGTTGTAAGTTGCAAACTCAAGGGATTCTAGTTTTTCTTCTTCTGTTACTAATGCGGATTCTCCAAGGTATTCTTTTTCTATCGCCCTGTCTTTTGCCATTTTCTTTAGCTCTTCTTCGTAGTCCATGCCATTGGCTGCATAGATTGTGGATTTACTTGCCAATCCGTTTTCTAATAGAACTGCATCTGTTTGTGCATCTTGCCTCCGGTCTAGGGTTGGGCTTGTTGTCCACATGAAGTCGAAACTCTCTCTATCCCCTTCGACCATTCCGTTTATTTCGCCATTATTTTCCCATTTGTACATCTTCCATTTACATAATCTTCGCAAGAAAATGTCTTCTATCTGTTCCCTGATTTGCCCAAACCTGTGATTGGTAACTGCTCTGGTTGCTTTTGAACTGCTGAAAGATGCGTTTGACCACCCAACTAGGTTTTCTACGGTTATGCCAACAGAAGAGCAGGCAAAGGAAATCAGCGACAACATGAATTTGTCCACCCCATCAACTGCACCCCCTTGTATGGTTTCAACTGATTCTCCGGCTTCTAGTAACAACAAGGATCCTGAGTAAAGTTTCTTGTATGATGAACGCATGGGTTCGTCGCCAAATTCGTTACCATCCCATCTTGCCGAATATGGTTGGTTGCTTGTGATGAACCCTGTTAGTGCTGAACTTGTTTTAACTTTAGCAGTATATGCAGTTTGCACCTCATGTATGTCTTCAAGAGTTTTGGTTGCTGCTGCTAATAACGGAGTGCCCCTGATTTGCCCAATCCGTGTCGTATTTGCTACATGTATGCAGTCTTTGCTATTTATGTAAATGCCTTCTGAATAATCTACTACACCATCTTTAACCTGGGCTATTCTGTATTGGGTTGGGCGGCCAAATTGATTCAATACAATTCCATCGACTTCGTTTTTCTTTCGTTTCTGTGGGTCATGGCTACTTGCTACCCTTTCGGATGGTACAAGTTGAAAGCTGCCCCCCTTTGTTAGCAATACAAATGCTTCACCTGCTAATAGCAAATCGGTGATAATATGCTGTAAAACCTTTTGCATACCATGGCCAGATATTTCGCAATTTCTAAAATAGTTTTTAAAAAGTTTATTTTGTTTTTCGTTGAGTTCTTCATTGCTACCCATTGCCTGGTATTTGCAGCTTCCCAAGTTGCTTACAAATACTTGGATAATGGATTTGCAGATTGGGTTGTTTCTCTCGAGGTCTCGCAGGGTTGAAAGCAATTCTAAACGATTGCCATGCGATAAAACTTTTTCTTCTGTTTGGGTAATACTGCTTCTGTCAAGAGCATCTTCGTGTTTTCTCCATGAAGGCCGGCTACCTGCGTAGCCAAATTGTACAGGTTTCCCGAACTCGTTTAGTATTGTCTGCGGTTGCATATTATCATCTCCTTAAAGTTAGGGTTCAATGCTACACCCTGGGTTCGGGCGTTTACAACCTCATACTCTTTTTCTGCTCGCTCAAGCTCTTCTCTAATTTCTTCTTGCTGCCGAAAACTCTTATTACTTCCGGCTGAAGAATATTGTGTTAGCCCTAAGGTTTCCAATCTTTCTAAAGTCTTTGCCAACCTGGTTATTCTTGCAGCAAGAAATTCCAAATATTGTTCGTCGGTTCTGTATTTATACGATGCCATGCAAAAGGTGCAGGTGTCTACTTGGCAAAGATTAATGGATACCTGCTTGGCATCCAATTTTTCATATCCTTGTAGAACTCTTTTTTTATTGCCTGGTTCTTAAATAGATTTACTCTTGCTCTGGTTGCTTCCAACAATTTTCTATTAGCGCCCCTTGTTGCAGACATTTTGATGCCCTTGGATTCTACCTTGATTGCTGCCTCGAATTTCTGGGTTATGTTTTTTCCAGACGACCTCGGAGCAACAATTTTACGGACTGCCGGAGATAACATCGCTCGCATTTTGTTTTTACCAAGCCCCCTAATGGGGAATACAATATTAGCTTTTTCTGCCATGATTGGAAACTGCCCTGCTGTAATGCCTCGGTATGTTATTTTGCGTTTTGTTGTTGCAAGAGCTTTTGGAAATACTTCTCCGAACATGTGTTCTTTCAACCATTGCTGCCGTGGATATGGATGTGCATAAATCTTACCTCCTCTTTTAGGGAATCTTTTCTTTACACCTGGAGGAGTTTTCATGCCTACGGTATTAGGTTGCCTGCCAACCATCTTGGGCTCTCCAATGTGATAATACCTGCCGTTTCTTTTGGTAATCATTTTTGCACCCTTTGCACCTAACAAGTCAAAACCCTGTGGTAAGTTGTATGGCACAATACCCCCCCTTAACTTGCCCTTAGACATCCTGCCTTTTATGTCTGCTACTTTTGTTTTACGGGCTGCCCCGTTTAGCACCATCCCTACTTCTGCCTTCAATACTTCCTTGAAGGTTTTACCTGAGAGGTTTGCCAATCCTTTTACAACTGCACCAAATCCACTTATGTCTACTGCGTCTTTTGTTTTTTTCACATTTCTTCGGGTCGATGGGATTCGCTTAAGGGTGCTCTCCTACTATCTGTTGGCCTGTCTACTTTGCCCACTTTAGTTTTCTTAAAAAACGAACCAATCGCTAATGAATAATTTAAGCAGTCAAACCAATGGTTCTCCCTGTCTATTTGCTTAAATTCAAACTTTGCCCTGCCGTTTTTGTCCCTTATTTCGACTTCTACTTCGGATAATAAATGTCTGTACAAAAGGTAATCAGCGTTTCTGTAAATGGAAAGTCCGGCTAACTTTTGGTTCCGCATTCGCACCAACAATCTTTTGAAGTGCAGATTGTTGACATCAAACCTTGGTATAGTTCCTTTCACCGCTTTGTCTTTTTGCCCATCTGTTGGGTTTACTTGGGTTATGTTGAGTTGCCCTTGCATAGTCTGTTGCCCCCGTATAGCAAACCACTTATTCCCCAGGTTCAAAAGGTTAGATAAAACAAAAGCAGTATTATATGCAGAATCCACCCCTGCATAGTCGCAGTTGTATCGGTTGTAAAGGTCACTTAGGTCTTGGAAATTATCTGCCCTACCATTGTCCACTATGTGGGTAATTCCCATGTTATCATGTGCCGTAACCATCCAATAAAATTCGTATTTCTGCACATCGCAGGTAAGAAGCACCAAAGAGTCGGCAGGTATTTCGCCCCTAGCATATTCTCCCTCGAGCTGCTTCATTTTTATCACGTCAGGTGTATCTTCTGTGTCGTGCTTCCATGGCAGAGCTTGGAAACTATTACGAAAATCTTGCAGTTGGTTTGTTCCCTTTGCTTCCAGGAACATTCTTGCAGCATCCTTTATGCTTATGTAACTGCTATATAAGCTATTGAGGTGATAACCCTGGTGGCTCTCGTCAGCAGTTGGGTTTGTGCTGACCCATTTAGCTAATGGGGAGCTGACCATTTTGTTTTTCTCTGCCGTGTCTTTAACTTCGTGCCCACATGATGGGCATACCAAAGCAGCAGATGATGCAGTTGCGTTGATGTCTATTTCCCCACCTTGTGTTTCTTTCTGCCATTTTACATGAAACTTTTCACCGTCTTCTTTGAACCCAATCTCTGCTAATTCACCACACGAAAGGCAAGGAACTCGGTAGGTATTAAAGGTGCTATGCTTCAAATGATGGTATATCGTTTCTGCTCCATCATCTACCGTTGGGGTAGATGCTAAAACAAATAGTTTCGATGATCCATACGCTTTGATTCTATTGGATGCTAATTGTATTGCACCTGCTTCGTTCTGGTTGTTTACGCTCGCCTTGTCGCACTCGTCAAAACATACAACTGCACATGGGAAACTAGCCAACTTTGATGCCGAGCCTGCTCCACCTAAATGGACATTGCAGGTTGTAAGGTTGTAAGTCAGGTGGGTAAAGTTATCTGGGTTTGCAGGCAGAACCTTTCTTACCTCGGCAGATGCTTCCATCATTGGCTTAATTCTTTCTTTAGAAATCTGCCTGGCAGCAGTATCGCTCGGCATCAAATATAAAACGGGCTTTGGTGTCTTTGTGACTACATAGAGCAATCCAATATGCATCAATGTGGTTTTGCCTGTTTGCGATGCAAAACAGACGGTTAATCTATCTGTCCTTTTATTCCCAAATTGATTTAATGGTTCTATCAAATATTGATTGAACCCTGCTTTGAAATAACCTGCGTATGGGGAAACTTCTTTTGGAATGTAAATGTGTTTTTCTGCCCACTCGCTTACCGTCTGATTTTCTTTAGGAGCAAAGATGTTGGATGCAGTTGCTTCAAGGCTATTCATATTTGAATTGTTTCGTGCGTTGGTCAGACTCCATGCTTTTGCATAAATCTGCGTAAATATTTTCAAGCTCTTGTTCTAATATTGCTTCTGCCCTTGATGGGTCTGTTGGGTTAAGTGCTGATGCAAGGTTTTCGGGCATGGAATCCAATGCCTTTTTCAATGGATAAAGAATTTTGCTTAGAGTTGCGCAAAGTTCATCGCTATCAACCAACCTGCCTTCTTTCTCTTCTACATGCAGCCTTTCAATTCTGTTCTTGAGCATTATGTTTTCCGATTGCCCCTCGAGCAGTTTCCCACGCAAATCAATCAGGTCTTGTGCCGTGAATGTTTTCCCACCTATCTCAATTTTACCGCTACCCTGCCTGGCTAAACCTGCCCGTACTTGAAGCCAATCTTTGGCATCTTCGAGAGTTTCCGGCATTCCTTGTTTAACATACTTATAGTATGTTGAACGCTTAATATTAAGTTCTTGCCAAGGACTACTCTGGCTTTGGGTAATTATTTTTCTCTCTGCAGATGTTAGGGTTTTTCCGGCTTGTACCTTCTTAACAATATTTTTTAATTCTGCCTTTAAAACAGTATCTGCAAAGTTTTCTGGTATTAACTCAGCCATTGATTGATAACTGCTTTTGCCACTTGCTCTGTCATTTTTGGAGGAACTGACATTCCAACCAGGTAGTTTCCTAGGGATTCTTTTTTTGCCACATAGTCATCAGGAAAGCTCTGCAATCTTTTCCTTTCTCTGAAACAAAATATTCTCGGCTCCGACCAGTGAGCATGGTCGTGATCTGTTGCAGTCAGAGTTGATGCAGGCTTTCCAGAATGCATTCTAACATTTGTAAACCAACTTGGGCGTCCATAGAGTTTTACATGTGCTTTTTCAAAGTTATTTCCGGGCAAAGTTGCTTTCCATAAAGTTGTAAATTTCTCACTTACAGCACAATATTTTTGCTCTTCTTTATTTAGAACTATGTCTTGCAATGCTTCGCCTGCTGTTATTATTGGTTCTTTAGGCTGCAAAATAAGTTTTTTCTTATAGAGGTCTGATCTAATAGCACAAAAAAACACTCGCTGTCTTGCTTGAGGAACTCCACAGTTTTTTCCGTTAATTAAAAAGACCTGGACTCGATACCCTATTTCCTCAAACCTTTTTATTACTAGCTTTGTATAACCTTTTGCGTTTCCAATAAGCATTCCTTTAACATTTTCTGCTATTGCTACTTTGGGCTTTAGCTCTTTAACTAGATCAAGGTAATCAAAAAAAAGATCCGAAAGAACCTGCTTTGCTTGCCCTTCCCTAAACTTCTTTTCTTTACTCCAATCTCTTTCTCTTTTACCTGCCATTGAGAATGAACTGCAAGGTGGAGATCCATCTAATATATCGAGGTTGTAAAGTCTGTCATCAAGTTTCTGATTTAACAATTCCTTGATAGGACAAAGGTAATAAAGTTCAGGCTTCAAGTTTTGCTGATAGTGCCATGCCATTTCCGGATCAATATCATTTGCCCCAAGTACATTTGCACCTGCTAATTTATAGCCCATACTTGAACCCCCACCACAGGCAAAGGTACTAAAGACTTGTATGTTATTTGTCTGTTTTAAATCTGATAGAAACCATGAACAGTTATTCACTTGTTTATACAGGTTTATCAAATTCAAACCCACACTTTGGGCATTTGTGCTTTGTTTCTAAGTCTTCTAATTCTACTTCTGAAGTTTCTGTGTTTTCATTTTCTACATGGAATTGTGACATTAAAAAGCTCAGACTTGATTGATCGTATCCTGTAAGATCCAGGTCATTCTCTCCTGTATCAAGCTGCTCTATTAAATCTTTTAGTTTAGTATTATCACGCTCTGATAGTTCTGCTATCCGATTGTCTGCAATCATGTCTGACCACTCTTCTGCCTCTGTCAGATATTCTTGTTCGTCAACAGGAACTTTCTCAAAGCCTGCAAGCTTCGCGGCTTCAAGTCTTCCATGTCCTTTAACTATAAAGCCGGACCGTTTGCTAACTACAATGGCCTGCCGGAATCCTTGAACCTTTAGGATCTTTGCTAATAAAGCAATTTGCTCACTTGAGTGAGTATTAGGATTATTTGGATTTGGTACTAATTGACCAATATCTACCATATTTGTATAGCTACATTTTATAATCATAGTCTGTTTCTCTATTTATTAAACAAATGAAGCAATAAAAAAAGTCTATGAAACCGAAAACTTTGGCTCTCGCAAAAATAGCCGACCGCGCACTCAGGAACTTAGGAAACTTTTCAAATAGATTCCTTTTTTTTTTCTCGAAGGTAAGAATTGATGAGCGATTCTTGTACAATTTTACTATTCCTTTTGTATGGCATTACTTTTGCACCTGTTTGTACGATTATTTTTTTCAGAGTATGCCTGGTTATTGAATATTTCTTCATTATTGTTGCCAAGGTTGCATACCCATCAGGTGGGCTCACTGTATTTCTAGATTGTCTTCCACCGAGACCTATTTGGTTGCTGTAGTCCTTGGTTAGCTTGTGGATGTATTGGTGCGAAACCTTAAAATGTTCTGACAACTGCCTTAGGCTGCTTACATGTTTTCCATTATGCTCTAGCATCACATCATAACCAAGGGCACGAAGCAGGCAGAACCCGTGCAGGTTTTGTGACATCTTGCTAAGGAATCGGTTGATAAACTCCAGGGTGGCTAACTTTGTTTGTT